GGCCCTGTTGTTGGTTTCGTAACTATTAACTCATAAGGTGACAACATGAACGCACTACAAAATGTGAAGGTTGTCAACGTTACGCCACCAGCTGCAATCGTTGACAATGCATCGTTTACAACTAACACGATCGACACAGCTGGCTTTGGTAAGCTCGCAGTGTATTTCAGCCTCGGTGCAACAGACATCGCAATGGCAGCCCTCAAACTCCAGGAGTCAGACGACTCTGGCATGAGTGGAGCTGCTGACATCACGGGCTGTGTATACGGCGCAACGGGTGCACCTGCACTGCCAACGGCTACCGATGACAACAAGGTCTTCGGGTTCTTTGTGAACCTCGCAGGTCGTGATCGTTATATCGACGTCGTTGCTACAGCTGGCGACGGCTCTGCTGGTACCTTTGGTGCTTGCACTGCTATCCTCTACAACGGCGACCCGATTAACGACGCTACTGATCGCGGCCTCGCTGCTAACCTCATCAAGGACTAATCTGTTCTGACTACGGGGCTTCGGCCCCGTGGTGAGCACAGCAAAGGTTTCCAATGGTTATACTATCGTCATCAGGTGCACGTGTTGATTTAGAGCTCCGTCAGGGGGCAGCCTTTGCACGTACCTTCACACATAAGACGAACGGGGTTGTCACCAACATAACAGGTTACACCTTCGCCGGCCAGATTAGGACTATCGACAACGTGCTGGCTGCAACGTTCACGATCACGATTGTCAACGCTTCGCAGGGTACGTTCTCGGTGGCACTAAGTGCAGCCAGTACGTCATCGCTGACAGTGGGCGAGGTGTATGTGTGGGATTTGGAGCAGACGGTCTCAAGTTCAACGAATGAACTTCTCAGAGGTTACGTCACTGTTCTCGGTGAGGTAACCCAGTGAGCACCACGATAAACGTAGACCAGTCGACGATTAGTCTGAACATTGCAGACGAAGACCTCAAACTGAACGTTGACCAGTCTACTATCACGCTCGATGTTGCATCGGGTGGTTTGGTGCCTATCTCTGACGACCTCACACTGGTCGCTGGCGAAAACCTGTCGGCGCTCCGTGCTGTTACTACTAACTCTTCAGGTCAGGCTGTGTACGCTAGCAACAATACGCTTGCTAATGCACAGGTCATCGGCATCGTATACACGGCCGCAAGTTCAGGGGCGAACGCAACGATTAAAATTTCGGGCATCCTGACAGACGCAAATTGGAACTGGACGAAGGGCACGGTTTACCTGGGCACGAACGGAACACTAACACAGACGGTACCAACGAACGGCGCTATCGTCGTTCACGTAGGCAAGGCCTTAACAGCGACGCAACTACTCATCGACATAGACACAATCATTCAAACGGTGTAACATGGCAGAAAAGTATATCAAAAATAACAGCGGTCAGCTCGCAGAAGTCGAAGCTACCGTATCATCATCAGGCGCAACGGAAGCGGGCAAGATTGTAGCTCTTGACGGCGGCGGCAAACTGGACAATTCAGTATTGCCTTCTGGGATTGGTGCAACTGTAAAGGTTGCGGCAACTAGCGAGAACTTGAGTGCAGGCGATCTCGTGAACCTATGGAATGACAGCGGTACAGTTAAGGCACGCAAGGCAGATGCAAGCAATGGACGCCGTGCTCACGGCTTTGTTATTGCATCTACAACAAGCCCTGCAAACGCCACGGTATATCTTGATGGTACAATCACAGGCCTTACTGGATTGACACCCGGCGCTCCTTACTATTTGAGCGGTTCAAGCGCAGGTGATATTGTCTCAACTGCACCTAGCACATCGGGCTATATTTCGCAGGAAGTCGGCATCGCTCTGTCAGCAACCGAGATCAACTTTGAAGAACAGCAACCTATTACCCTTGCCTAATGGCTAACCTACGACCGATAACAACCAGCGGCAATCTGTCGGAGTTTAGTAGCTCTGACAGTTTGGTATTCGGTGCGTCTATTGTTCTCGTAGAACAGGGCAGCAGCCCGAGCACGCCTGCATCTGGACTGACTTTGTTGTATGTTAAGACCGACGGCAATCTGTATTTCAAAAACGATGCAGGCACGGAAACACAGCTTAACTAATGGCAGATAAAAGACCCATAACAACACCGGCTGCACTCGCAGAGCTAACGAATAGTGATAGCTTGATTGCGGGCGCATCTGCTGTTCTTTCTGAACAAGGCAGCTCACCAGCTACGCCTGCATCTGGCTATGGCATAGTCTACGCAAAGACTGATGGCAAACTATATTTTAAGAACGACGCAGGAACCGAGACTGACCTGACCGCTACTGGTGGAGGTGGAACAAACCCAGTCGTCCGCGAATACACAGCCAACGATACATGGACAAAACCAACAGCATCTAATTTTTGGGGTGCTTTAGTATTGTGCGTGGGTGCTGGTGGTGGTGGTGGTAGTGGTAGGCGCGGGGCTGCGTCAACAATTAGGGGTTCGGGCGCAGGTGGTAGTGGTGCTACTTATGCTTATCGTATTATGCGCGTTGCTACGTTATCGGCATCTAGTTATGCAATAACAATAGGCAGTGGGGGCCCGGGTGGCGCGGCAAGAACTACTAACGATACTAGCGGCGTTACGGGGACCAACGGCGGAATCACTAGTTTTGATTCTTTGGTCAGTGCTCGCAATGGTATAGGGGGCCTAAGCGGTTCAACTTCGTCAACCACTGGCACAACAAATGGGGGCAACGGCAATTTGAATACGCCTGCATTTGGCCCGTATAGTGCTAACGGTAATACCGGTGGCAGTGGCACCGCTAATGGTACCGGGGGTAGTGGAGGTAATGGATTGAATTCTACGGCTGGTGCGGGCGGAGGAGGTGGAGGTGGTATAGATGCATTTAACAGCGTTCGCAACGGTGGAAGTGGAGGTAGTATTTATGACGCAGGCACACTTGGTACTGCTCCCGCAGGGGGCACAACTACAGGCACTCGCAACGGGACAGCAGGTAGCGACAGTGCTAATAACATCTTGCTAGACATCAACAACCCAACAACTGCAGCAATGGGGTCTGGTGGCGGCGGAGGTGCTGCTGGAAATACTGCTGGCACAATAGCTGCTGGCAATGGTGCCAATGGTGGCAAAGGTGCAGGGGGCGGCGGTGGCGGTGGAAGCACTAACGGTGCTGACTCAGGAGCTGGCGGTAACGGCGGCGATGGTCTTGTTTTTGTAGTCGAATATTACGGAGCTTAAACGATGGAACCAAAACGATACGCAATGGTGAAAGACAACGTAGTGTACAATACGTGCCTATGGGATGGCTCGCTTGAAACATGGCAGCCGCCAGATGACGGCACGGTTATGATTGCCAACGATTGGGCAGGCATTGGCGACTGGTGGGAAGAAAGCGAATCCCGCTTCTATCGTGCAATCCCTAATAACGATGACGTAGCGCAGGAGCAACAGCCATGACAGTAGAGACTATGTTTGGTATCATCATGAGCACCATGCTGGCCATCATCGGCTTTTGGGTGAAGACGTTAGTAAATGATTTCCGCGAAACACGTGACAACGTTATCGCCATGCACGAAGTCATGAGCAATACGACTAACGAAATCATCGCACTTAAGAAATCAGACGAACTAATCACACAGCGCATTGTGGAGATCATTGAGCGGCTGGTAAGATTAGAAGAGCGCACAGGTCACACAGAACCCAAACCACGTAAGGCATACAAGCGTGTCACTAAGTGAAGACCCGATAATTACGAAGGTACTTCCGAGGCGCATAGAACGGCCGAACGTATTCCAGAAAATACGACCTGTTCAGCCGTTGCCTGTCGTTGATGCTGAAGAACAGCCGAGCACTAACATTGTTGATAAAATCCACAATGCGTGGATTATGTTGCGTTTAGTACCTCATTTATTTACAATATGCAAAGGGGTTGCAATGAGCAACTGGAAAACCACCTTAACAGGCGTTGTCAAGCTCATATTTTTGGGACTTAGTTTGTTCGGTATTAGCACAGGCAACGTAACAGAAAGCCTCGTTCTTGGTGCTTGTTATGGCATTGTGGACATTATCCAATCCTATTTCACAGCCGATAAAAAGTAAATAGACAGGGCCAGACATGCCGCGTTTACGCCTGTCCGATGTAGAGTACGATGCCGTGCGGGAAATCATCGAAGATTACCGTGCGGCTCGTATGAAGAAATCCCAGATAAAGGGTGGCATAATACGCGGCGCTGAAATCAAGAACGCCCACGCCTTCGCTGCTGAGAATCCCGAAGTAATAAAAACGAAGATTGCGAAGGCAAAGGCAGCACTAAACAGCGTCCATGAACGTGAGGCCGAAGCACTTAAGAAACTACGAATAGCCGAAGCACCACCTACCGAATACGGGGCTGTTCCCTTCGACGATGCCATAGCAGGCGAATTACGTGATGACGAAGTATGCGAAATTAGACCTGGTAAGATAGGCATCATCTCGGATGCACACTGGCCATTCCATGACCTACGCAAGGACTCGGCCGGCAATTTCTACGGGGCATACTGGACAGCCATAGAAACACTCCGTGATGAGGGCATAGACACGCTGGTATTAAACGGCGATATGCTCGACGTTTATAACCTGTCAGACCACGAGAAGGTCGAAGGGAAACGTTCTTGGAAGTGGGAATTGGATGTTGCTATCGCCATGCTGAAACACCTGCGGGCTTTCTTTGGTGATAAGGTACGCATCGTCTACCGTGAGGGCAACCACGAAGAAAGATACCAGCGCTACCTTGCACGTAAGGCGAAGGAACTAATCGGCACCGTTTACCTCGAGGAGTTTCTGAAACTACGTGAGATCGGTATCGAGTGGGTATCAAAACGTGGCAAGATGCAGGCTGGCCAGCTGTGGATAGATCACGGCCATGAGTGGTTTGGTGGTGGTGGTGTAACACCAGGGCGAAACTACCGAATGAAGGCTCTCGACAATATCCTAGTGGGTCACGTGCATAGAACGTCCACGGACATGATTCGCAGGCCCTTAGACGGGTCTTTCATAGCAGGGTGGTCTGTTGGGTGCCTGTGCGATTTGAATCCTTTCTACGCGGCTCGTAACGGCTGGAATCACGGGTTCGCTCTTGTCGACCTGCAAGACTCGGGACGTTTCACAGTTTACAACAAGATGATTATTGACGGAGAAGTGAGATGATCCCCACGTCGTTCAAACTCGGAGGCCACACATGGCGTGTGCGGATGTGCAAGATGCGCGGTGCCTATGGCGAGTGCGACGCTGAGAAACACACCATCCGCATAGCAACCCACGTAGACGGCCGGCTCACGACCATAGAAACGCAACTCAAGACCTTCTTGCACGAATGGTACCACGCTTTTGAGGCTGCCACTGGGCAAGATCACAATGAAGAGCGGACAAGGTTGTTTGAAGAAATGGCCTGGCAATCCTACAAAACAGCGAAGGGAAACCAATTAGATGTCTAACAAGTACAGGTGGCTAAAGATTGCCGAAGGTGAAAAGGGCATCAAGGAAATCACTGGCATCTCCTCGCACACTCCGAGAATCCTCGAATACCATGCACTTACCACGTTGAAAGCCAAAGCTGACGAAATACCTTGGTGTTCGTCATTTGTGAACTGGGTTTTTGACCGCGCCGGCTACGCCATCACACGATCCGCTGCAGCCAAGTCATGGCTGAAGTGGGGGCGCGAGGTGCCTATGCAGTACGGGTGTTTGGTAGTTCTTAAACGCAAGGGTGGCCATCACGTCGGTTTCTACACAGGTGAAAAAGGCGACAGCGTATATCTTCTCGGAGGGAACCAGTCGGATAAGGTGTGCGTAAGTTTGTATAAGAAAGACCTAATTTTATCAACACGTTTTCCAACGGAATTGAACGAAACCGATCAGGCAATTTTTGACGTTGTGGGGATTAAGTAAATGGCACTCGTAACTGTCTCGGATATTAAGACAAGCTATCTCAACATTGGGGACAGCACGCAAGACACGCGCATTCTAGGCTTCATCCTGCAGGCTGGCTCTATTATCAAGGGCATCTGCAAACAACCTATCGAAACCGAGACCGTAGCGCTGGACTTCGTAGGTAACAGGATGCAGACCTATATCCTACCTTACACCGTGCCTGTTACCTTGACATCACTACAGTATAAGGAACACGTAGACGATGCAACCTGGACAACAGCCACAGGCGCTATCGTAGTCAAGGCAGATGGTGTATATCAGGTGTACTATGACGAAGGTCTTAACTACGTTCTGTGGCGTGCGAATCTTACGGTCGGTTATACAGACGCCACTGCACCTTACGATCTTAAGAGTGTTTGCTCCGAAATGGTCGTGGAGTTATTCAAAAACACAGATTATTCAGGACGTGAAAACAGAATCGGACTTCAGTCGGTGGCTTCGTCAGAAGGCGGCACGACAGTAACGACAGTATACCGTGACCTTACAAACCGATTCCGTGCACGGCTGGCACCCTATATCGTTAGGGCTTGGCTGTGATTAGTGTTGACGAATATGTCAGAAGAATACTGCTGAACTTGCCAGTGCTGGCGAAGGACGCCTTTGACCCTCAGCGTATGCAAACGGCGCTGGCAAGGGATATATCTATGAACTACGGTGAAACTGTTCGCAACCCAAAATATCCCCGTGTGCCTACAGGCAAAACTCTACAGCAAGTTGATGGTAATTTGTTCAAAGCAGCGACCGTATACAGAGCCAAAGGCAACGCTACATCCTACGAACAACGTGGCAACACATACGCTTTCGTGTGGGGAATAGATTTGAACGTTATACCATACGCACGCATCCATGAATACGGTGGGCAGACAGGCCGTAACTACGCCGCGACTATCCCACCACGGCCCTACATTGGGCCTGCTATGCGATCGTTTCAAGACGGAAATTTCCCCCGTATAATCGACATCATGCTACGTAAACTAGCAGAGGCTTCGTCATGAGCAGCACTTCGAAATACGCTATGGCTTTGGATCTTGTCAAGGACAAACTGTCTGACGATAAGACCTTCAACGTCATCAACGTCTTCACCAAAGAAACGGCCTTGTTCAACACCAAGGCGAACGTCTACGTTAACATCATTAGTGACACACTGACACCTCTGAACACGGAATCAGGGTTTAGAACCTCAATACGTCGGCTGTTGCTAGGCATCTACGCTGTGCAGAAAAACAGCCTTGACTCACAGGAACTTGGAACGGCTGCCATCATGCACGGGCAACTCAGCGAGAAGATAGACAAGGCGATGGACGCTGTCGAAGCTACGCTCCCCTATTCAGACGTCACCAGTGCAGGTTATACTGTAACACTGCACAGCATCGAGACAGGCAACGTAACGGGATACGTGGACGACAAGTCGGACAAGGTGGGTCTGTTGTACGAAGTAACTATATCTTATCTCCAGCAAGCATGACTGTATCTGAACTGATGAAGCATCTTCGCCAGATCCACAGCGTCTACGGCGACATCGACGTCAGGGTCGACTCGGATCTGTTCACGGATCACAGGCCACGGGACGTCACCAGTACGACCGTGCAGGAATTCTTTGTTCGTGATGTTCAGGAAATCATCATCGGGCAATTCTTAAACGAACCATCACAAGCGAAAGTTGTTCTATATGTCGGCAACGAACCAAAGCTCAGAGCCTAAACACGTCGACGTAAGTTTCGCCTGCATAGCACACAAGAGCGAAGCACACCACGTCATGCAGATGATCTCAACGCTACCGAGTGGCTGCGAGGTGGTCGTGCTCTGGAATGAACAGGGCGACAATTCAGAGGTTGTAGAACGTAAGAAAATAACGCTAAACAATGGTAGCGTTGTTCGTTACTACGAAACGCAATGGCAAGATCTACACTTTGCCAACCTTCGCAACCTTTGCATTGGTCTCTGTTCTCGTGGGTGGGTAATGTGGATAGACGCCGACGACCGTCTGCTAACCCATCAGCATAGTTGGTTTGACGACCTGACGATATACCCTGCCGGTGTTGGCGGGCTTGTGTGCGGATGTGTTGGAGTACAACCGAAGCACGAAGGCAACAGCAACGTTATGCGATACCATCATCCACAGACAAGGGTGTTTCGCAACAACAAAGCATTCGCCTTCAAGGGTGCTGCACACGAACAGATCACATGGTCGATAGAACAGCAGGGGCTAACACTTGAGACCTGTTCACTGTTAGTGCATCACGTAGGCTATGAAGTCGACGCCGACTCGATGATGGCCAAGGTGAGGCGTAACGTGAGAGGGCTCGCACGTGAGATTGCGGACTGTACAGATGATGACCAGTTAGTATACTGGACACAAATGATACACCGTGACTCAGGATCATTTATGTATTATGTAACAAAGGACAAATAACATGGCACTCGCAACACGGGTCGTCGCCGGTGGTAATACCTTCGGCGCATGGACTGTCGAAGATACCGGCACTATTGGCGTCGGTTCGACATACCTCTACAAACTCAATGATAACATCATCTCAACAGATGTAACACGTGACGCTGCTTCTGGTGCTTACTCGATTTCTATCGAGCACGTCGAAGACACGCAGGCGCTGCAGACGTTTATCGAGACAGCAACCAACACAGGCGCTGGCGCTATCGAGGACTTGCTTCTCGAGAACGGCACAAACGAAACAGGCTCTGCTCAGAACCAGAAGCTAATCTGTGCAGTCAAGGGCGGTCTTGCTGGTGGTGGAAACCAGCAAAACACAGCCGTTCGTAAGGTAGGCGTTTTCCCACAGCGCCTGAACAACGAATCTGGCGGATGGACGCAGGCTGGTGAAACATACAACCGAGTAACGTTGTCTTTCGAAGGCTTCAAGCTGCAGAACCCTATCACGCTTGCTGCAACCTACTTCACTGACTTTATGACTTCAGCCGTACCTGTTACACTGTTCGGTACAATTCCATACGGAACTGTAGTTTATAAGTAACCTTCCGAGGTTACCCGGTGGGGGCCGTTCGCGGCATGGCGGCCCCTGCCTATTTTGTTTTTCATGCCGTAACAAGAGGACTTGTCATGCCGTCGATTAAACTCTATTTCGTGGGTGAACAGAAAGAGATCCCGCTGAAGAACATCATCTCGCGCCGTATCATCAAGGCAGTTGAGAACCCCATCGCAACGCTTCGCAGTTTAGGCCAGAACGCGGCTTTCCAGAAGGCCCTGCAGGAATCGCCCAATGCTGCCAAGATCGTTACCTTGTCTGGTGGTGCTAACTCCGTGCACGCTGCACAGATTGGCAAAGAGATTCGGGAGGCTATCCCGAACATCACAGACAACGATCTGCAGTCGATGGTAACACAGCGCATACAATCCGAATTGCTGGAATCATTCCCGAACATCTGGCAAGCGCTGAACAATCCTATCACAGAGTTTCCCCTTGACAACGACGACGCCATCAACGCCTGTATTGAGGTGCTGAAGGTCATCATGGACACCAACCAGCTGACCGAAGAACAAAAGACACTCATGTCCGTTTCCGAATTCTGGGAAGACCAAGACCTGACGGAGGTGGTCGAATCCGTCAAGTGGTTTCGAGGCGTCGCTAAACTCTGAGGTCGCAGCAGTCGCTGAGATATATGAAGCCTACGACGTGCTGACGAAAACGCCTGTTGACGACACGGGCAAACCTTACCCCAAGCGCATCACAGGAACCGACGTAGTGCCAGCACACGAGCACGACGTTCTTATGGCCATCGAGATAGGCAAGTTGTGGAAAATGACACCCGACGAAGTGGTAGTTTCCCTCACAGCGTCGGAGTTTCTGCGGAGGGTCGCACTTGTGCGGGCTCACTCATGGGATCAACCGACCGATTCACAGATAGCTAAGAACAGGCACGAACGCCGAATCGGGAAACGATAATGGCAGTTTTTAAGAATGAACTTCAACTGGACACTAGCGGTTTTTCATCGTCACTGAAGAAAGCCGCTAGTGATTCCAAGACGTCAGCAGATCAGATAAGCAAGGCTCTAAACATCGACGCTGTTGTCGATACCGACGGTGCCAAACAAAGCCTCAAAAGCCTTGAAAACGTAGCGGAGACAACAGGTAAGAACGCCGCGTCTTCGCTGTCGGATTCTTTCAAGGGTGCGTTTTCTGGTGGTCTTATCGGTGGCGTTGCTGCACAACTCGGGGGCGTGCTGCAGGAAGGTCTGTCACAGGCCATAGCAGCCGGTTCTAATTTCGAGACCGCCCTGCAGTCGGTATCAGCTGTAACAGGTGTAACTGGCGACGGACTCAACGATTTGGGCGAACGTGCCAAGGGATTAGCTGAACAGTTTGGAGGATCAGCAACAACACAGCTGGAGGCTTTCCAGACTGTGTTGTCTAAGTTTGGCCCTGATCTGGCAAGCACACCCGAGGCATTGTCTGCGGTATCCGAGAACGTTAACGTTCTTGCCAAGGCTGCAGGCCTCGATGCGAAGGCGTCGGTAGATGCTCTCTCAAACTCGATGCTACAGTTCGGCATCGACGCAAGCGATCCGGCGAAACTTGCTGAGGAGTCGGGGCGCTTTATCAACGTTCTTGCGGCCTCTGCGAAAGTGGGCGCCGCTGAAATCCCACAGGTCGCGGACGCTATCCTGCAGGCTGGTGTCGCTGCTAAGGGTGCGAACCTATCATTTGAAGAAACGAACGCCGCTATTCAGGCCCTTGCTGTAGGCGGTAAGGTAGGTTCCGAGGCTGGCGTCGGTCTTCGCAACGTTCTGGGTTTGCTGGTTAAGCAGTCAGGCCCTGGAGAAGAGGCACTCAAAGGCGTCGGTTTGTCTATCAAAGATCTTGGGGAAACACTTACGAAGGAAGGCTTGTCTGCTGCACTTACAAAACTGCAGGGCGGAATCGACAAACTCGGCACCGATGCGGAGAAAGCAGCGTTTAAGGCTACGTTGTTCGGTACGGAAAACGCGGCTACGGCTGGTATCCTGCTGGACAACATCGGCAATATCGAAGCGTTTACAGATGGCGTAACAGGCACCAGCGAGGCCTTCGATCAGGCGGCTAAAAACAACGACACCCTAGCGGCTCGGTTTGATAAGTTCAAGGCTGCCATCGAGGTGGGTTTGATCAACGCATTCCAAACGCTGGCCCCTATCGTTAAGGCAGTGTTTGATAACTTCGACGTAATCGGCCCTATCCTCTTAACAGCAGCGGCTGCCGTCGGTGCCTATGCGCTGGCAACTAATGCTGCAGCAATCGGGCAAGGTATAGCAGCAGCGGCAACGGCAGCATGGAACGCTGTGTTGGCATTAAACCCAATCGGGCTTGTGGCTGTTGCTGTTATTGCAGCTACTGCTGGTATTATAGCTCTTGCTGATGCTATGAACATTTCAGCCGAGGAGGCTTTAGAAAACGCCGAAGCTGAGAAGAAACTTGTCGAGGAACAAATCAAGGGCAACAAAGAACGCCAGACGACGGTGAAACAAACCAAGTCATTGGCTGAACAGTTCACTGAACTTGCCAAGAAAACAAACCGAACGGTCGAAGAGGACAAGAAACTCCAACAGATTCAGGGCAAGCTGGACGAACAATACCCAGACCTTATCGATCAAACCAAGACGTTCTCGGAAAACCTCGATGGTGTGCAGAAAATCTCTAAACTCACGACTAACGAATTAAATAAGTTAGGCGATGAGGCCATCGGTCTGCAGAACAAACTTCGACAGGCTAATCAGACGTTGCTCGCTGCACAGCGTGACGTCGCACTCGAAGAGTTCAAGGACGTATTTAGTGATATTCTGGGCAACGTCGACAACTTCGCCATTGACTTCGCAAACCGTCTGTATTCAGTCAAGACACAAGAACAGGCGGACAAGCTACGAATCGCATTTGCTGAGTTTGCAAACCAGAATATCAAGGACGCCAAAGAACGCCTTGATGGTATCACGAAATACAACAACGCCCTCAACGCTCAGTTAAAAGCACTTGGCAAGGTCGAGGAAGCACAGGCTGCAGCAACTGCGGCCGCTACTCCACCACCTACGCCAACGGCAACGGCTGCTGATGATAAGAAAGCAGAGAAGGAAACATCACAGTACAAGCTAGCCAAGAAAGCATTAGACGAATATGTGGATAGCCAGAAGACAGCACGCAAGGAATTTGAGCTGACACTGGCACGACGTGAGGCTGCTGGCGAAGCTGTTAATGTGAAGTTTGAACTGGAGAAGTTTGACATTGGCCAGCTACAGGATAGGATAACACAAGCACAGGAACTACTCCGTATCGAGTTAGGTGCTGACGGCTTGCCTGTCGATACAAAACTTCGTCTATTAAAAGACGAATCTAAAAAAGCTATCCTCGATGACTTCCGCGATCTGCAAATCGAGGCTGAACTAAAGGGTCTTAAGTTAAAAGGCCCCGCTGATGTTGAGATTACCGAGGTAAACGTAGTTCGGAGGTCTCAACAGAACATAACCAAAGCGTTGCAGCGTCAAGTCGAGTTTCTAAAGTTGACAGCGCAGGAACTGGCAATTAAACCAGGCTTAGACGAAACGGCTTTCAAGTCGTTTACAGATTCTGCGGTTAAGGGTATAACGGGCATTGACTGGAAAAAGGTATTTGCTAAGCCTACTAAGGCCTCCGAGGAAGCAACAAACAAGATTGTTGCTAACATAACCGAGGGTACGCAATCCTATCAGGAGGGCATAGACGAACTGGCTGGCTCACTTGGCAAGGTGCCTAGCCTGTTCGATGCCATACGCCAGCAGATTAACGAAACATTCCGTGCTCTTACACAGGAAACAATCGGGGCCCTTGCTACTGCATCATCAAGTGCCAAATCATTCGGGGACATCTACGACGAATTGGCTAACGTTGCAGGAGCCGCATTTGGGCAGCTGATAACAGAGCAAAAGGACTTCGGCACGGCTTTCCTGCAGATCGCACTCGACACATTGGACGCCTTGGTGCCTATCTTGGTTGCACAGATTACAGGTATATCTCTTGCCAGTGCTGAGTCCGTAGCTACGGCTGGCGCCTTTGGACTCTTAAAAGCAGCAGCGTTAACTGCCATCCTCAAGGGTATCGTTGCCGCTGCACGCTCCGCTGTGGCTGGCTTCGCAGACGGTGGTTACACAGGCGACGGTGGTAAGTACACACCGGCTGGTGTTGTCCACAAGGGAGAGTTCGTAATCAACAAAGAAAACACTCGCAAATATCGAGGCATCTTAGAACAAATGAACGATGGTAAGTTTCCTCTGGCGTTTCAGGCGCCGGTGGTTTCTACCGACGTGACGGGTGAAATGTCAGGTATGAGGCAAGAACTGGCTGCCATCCGTAGGCGTCTTGACTCCATGCCGAACGGAATACAGGGACAGATGGCCGTCGCCGTGGACGTGGGCATGGACACCTATTTATACGAACGTAACAGATACCGCGCCGCCGTGCGTGGTTTGAGAGGTTAACATGGCAGGCAACAGTTCATGGCAGATGTATTTATACGCGGCCAACGAAGACACATCATCGACCGCATACGACACGGTAGCAGCTTCGTCGCTGACCTCCTTGTCAGGCTATGCTAATATCACAACATCACTGCCCAATGGTTCCTGTCCTATCCTAGCACCGGCTGAAGATGCAGAGTTCGAAACGTCTACTCTAGTCGACATCGGAGGTGGCACCATCGGCACGGCGAACAGGCGCACGATCTGGACTGTCGAGTGCTGGCCGTTTCTGTTTGACGCCTCAACTACCGAAACAGATCTTGATGATTACTTCGCCTTGTCCGATGGCATCAACGGCAAGAGATACCTCTGGGTTCGTTTCACGGCAGGATCACGGACAAGCCCCACAACATCGGGGCACGTCTACCCTGTCGTGCTGGAGTCATGGCAGGGTTCGCTGAATAAGGAATTCGGGAACCGTAATTTGACTCTAGCGTTTAAGCATCGTTTCCGCCAAGCATCGAGTTTGATATAATGGCAATCTACCGACTATCACGAACGTTACCTAACGGCTGGCGTATACGTCTGGATCTTGTACCCTATGACGAGAACCTTAACGGTACCGTAACGGCCCTTGGTGACGTTTGTTTGCTTGAACTGGGCTCACAGACGGCTGAATTTGAAACGCTGCCCTACGGGCTCGTAAAGCCCCAAACTCTTAAGTTCAAACTGGCATGGTCGATGCTGCCATCAGCCGTGCAGGATTATATCGAGGACAGCGTAGATCCGGCTGCGCCGGACAAGTGCAACCTGTGGGTTCTCTATTCCGATCGTGGCACTTCAGGTGCGACGTACACCGTCGAATATGCAGGCGTTGAGGATAACGTCGAAGCTGTGCAATTAGAGCCCCTTGATGACGGCTCCTATGGCTACAACGTTGAACTTGTCGACTATGTATTCCATGCCATGAAAACCCTCACCGGCAATCAAGTATTTAATGGCAAGATAGGCGCACACCGTCCACCCGAAACAGAGGTGTTCCAGTTCCTGCTTCGTAACCTTGTCGGTAGGAATCAAAAGCATTTAAGCCCAGGGCGTGTGCTTGCTGATACCTTCGCAACGATCATGGGCTACATACGCACCGCAATGGGCACGCACATAAAAACAAACTATGCGCGTACTACCTTTGGCTCTTCGGGGTCACTCTTTGATTTTAACACGCTCGATAAACTAATCGAGGCGGCAATCGAATTGTACACGATGGGATTAGACAACGAACCGCGTACAATATCGACAGCCGTAACTTCCCAAACCTCGTACCTTACAACAAACATCAGCAAAGACTCTTATGGTGGAGCAACAATCGGTGGCCTCTACAGCCTAGGGGATAACTTCGCCTGGGGGCGCCGTGATGTTACTGTATACGACATCATCCGTGATCTCTGCGAAACACTTGGTGTGAAGGCTTCCTACAATTTCGAGGCTAAGACACAAAGTGGCAATATCTACATTGATGCTAACTGGTATGTTAAGCGCATAGCATCGTCACTAGGCTACGCCAACAACGTAGACACGACCGACGCAACACTATCCCTAAACCAGTCGCTGGCATTACCTACAATCATTAAGCGTGGGGATAACATAGCCAAGGCCGAATCACGATATGAGACGAGCCATCAAGAGGACGCTACCGAGATAGTACGTCTTAAAAAAGGCGCTCGCTCCTCACGGTCAATGAACATCGAGCCCATCATTCACAACGTGCCTGTATACATGACGGATTACGACGATGAGAACGGACGCACCGAAGTGTATAAGCAGACGAACCAGATACTGTTCAAAGCCAACAACGGATCGCTAGTCAAGGTGCACGAGACCACGAAATACTGGTATGGCCCCAAGTCGACGCAATGGGTGAAGATCTCCTCGCCTGCATCGGATAAACCAGAATTTCAAGACGACGAATCGCAAGAAAAATACCGTGTTCAGCTGGCTGCTATGCAGGCTCAAACCTCGATGCCGGCTGCACTGTGTTTGCTGCACTTGCACGTCTTTGCGGATGAGAACAACGCCACATGTGAAACCGAATGGAACTACACCAAATCAACGGCATTACTGCCATCGGCACTATGTGGCAGGCACACATTGACAGATTCGGTCGTCGATATTTTCGATTCGATTAACTGGGATTATGCACTGCCAACGTCCATATCCGTTGACTGGTTTGCTTCAACGTCTAAAATCAATTATTACGTGCTAGCACCGACAACATCTCAGGAACTAACGTAATGCCTATCAACGACCCCGTTAACAATCGCAAGATAGCACCGGCTTCGCTGGCATTCGAACGTCGTAGGCAGACCTTCGGCACATACTATGCAGGCGAAGAAACTGATGGCGATGTATACAATTACCAGTATTACATCGACTATAACTACAATGTAACGTTTAACAACATCGTCACTAAACAGTACCTGATAACACAGACCGATGCCAACATGAAGGCCATGGCCAACAGCGAGCACAGGTCGAAGCATTGGGTGGGCGATTACAAGCAGTCTTTCCAATGGGATTTAAACGGCAACTGGTCGTTCATGACGGACGTGTACACACCTGTTCCGTTTAACAATGAGTTCCTGCGGACGCAAGGCATTCAAAACGAATCACTAGACTATGACGACACCTGGTCATTCCGACCAACCGATCAGAACAAAGGCGTCTGGTGGGTGCATACCTACGTGCAGATCAGGTACTCAAACACGTCACAGATTGACGAAGCACGTCTTGCGTATTTCGTAAACGGTGTGATGTTTCGTATCATTGACATGGTTGACTATCACAACATGGGAGACGGGCCACACATCCGTGACGCTAGGCTGATGGGTGGGGCACACATCCCACTCCGTGCTGGTGACAAGCTCGAAGTCAAAATGATAGCAAGAACAGGCGGGCCCTCGGAAGAGGCAGGTGTTCTGTTCCCGTCGTCCATCTATGCCTACATTACAGGCCATCGTGAGAACTGCGAATTGAACACAACGGGCAACACAGCCACAGACGGCAACGAGTACGTCTTTTACAAGGGCGCCCAGCCTTAATAACTGAAACTAATTACAAGGAATTATCATGTCCTGCTTACCCAATACGCCAGTAGCTGCCAACGTCTTATCAGCTACTAACTCTACAGATCACGGCTGGCAAAATACCGGCACGGTTATAACGACGGCATTGAGCCAATACTATCCGGTCATGGCGTCTGTTATTACCCTCACGGGTCTTGCCCAGACGACACAACAGCACGCGATCATCCGTCAAATCGAGTTTGAAGAGACCGCGTCGAGCTCTGCGAACATCAAGAAATGCCCTCTGATTGTGCTGCTGTACAACTCGACAGCGCCGACGACGCCTACATCGGGTGCTGTCTACAACGGATCGACGACAAACCTACTGGGGGCGTTTACTATTGCAGACACCGACTATAAGCGTGTATCTGATACGGTCTGGATTGCTGGCATCAATCCTGACAAGTACGTTCGCACAGGCACGGTGTCGACGTCTTCGACATTCTACGCTGTGGTGCTTTCAAACTCAGCGACAAGTGTAACCTATGCCGCAAGTGCTGCAGCGCGTATACGCGTGTTTACGGAGGCACTGACGGCATTATGAGAGAACACATAATGTTAATGCTTCGTGCAATCGAGGCGCTGCTCAATTATCAGATGGAACCTGTGCGCCGTGCTGAGTTGTTAAACCAGCACAAGGTGTGGACGGAACGGCTCAAGACAATCAAGTAAATAGAAAGCCCGAAAAAATTTTTTCGGGTTTTTTATTTTTTGCTTGCATTGCAAATAAATATCCCGTAGATTGCACACAACAAACAACCACAGTATACACGGAGACGACGATGAACGACTACACAGTAGATATGGCTTACAAGTACGCAACACTTAACGATGCACAATTCGCGGCCGCTGTCATGGAACTCATTGCAGCACACAAGGAAGGCAAAGCCTCGGATGCCGTTATCGAATGGCTTTATGTTGTAGCTAAAACACGCCAGCGCCTAATCAACGACAGCAAGACAGCCCATTCAAACTGATGGGCTGTTAAGAAACACAACCACCAACCACACGGAGACCACAATGAAGACACCTATTTACAAGGCTTTTATCCTGACGTCATCAGGTAAGAAAGTTGAAGGCTACGGCAAGACTATGATGGCAGCCTGCCTAGATGCCAAGGCCAAAGCCGAGGCGCAAGCCAAGGCGAAAGGCGGTGCAAAATGAGCATCTCCACCGAACGCTTCGTAACCCTCCACATCGAGCTGTTCAAGATCAGCAACAGGCTGTGTGACCTTGCCAAATCCCTTGAATGCGAGGGTGTTGGATATAGCGTAGAGTTATGGGAAATCATCGATGAGATCTCGGTGGCTGCAGCTAATTCGTTAGACGAAACTAAAACGCCATGATCACCGCCCTTGGCTACTGCCACAAGAGCCGCGCACATTACACGCCTCACGAACGGGTGTTTCTGGCCTCACTACGTGAATACAAACCACGTGATGTGGAGGTATTCCGCCAGCACTCGCTCGGTAACTTCGGGACAAGCTACAATGCCCTGGTAGATACGATGATCCGTGGAGGGCATAGGACCTTTGCCATCGCCAACGACGACATCGTGCTTCGCCCTGATAGCTTCCAACTGCTGAACGAAGACATTGAGATCTGCCAGGGAGAACAACGGCACTGGGGAGTTATAGCATCACGTGCTGACTACGTGAGGATGGGCCCACAGAACATACGTTTCACATACGGCATGGAACAACAGAGGACAATCCAGAACCCGCAAGAACTGCAAATCATCGCAGTGCCTAGCGTGGCTCCTCTGCTGGCTGTCTACACTCGTGAGACGTGGGTGGACTTTCCACCGATCAATTTTTACAGTGACGATGTGCAGTGCTTCGACATCCGCCAGCGTGGGTATGAGGTGTTCGTGTCCAGGTCATACGTCCATCACGTCGGTTCGCAGACATTGGGAATTGCCAATTACGAAGAGGATGCGAAAAATTCTCGAGAGTGGCTTTTGGAAAATCGAAAAGATTTCGTTAGTATTGCAATGCAAACAAACAACCACGGTAGATAACCTACCAACACACAAATTACACGGAGTTTTTATGCGACTCAGCATTGAGTTCAAAACCGGACGCTACGATGGGAACCTATGGTTCCGCGTCACACCTCGCATCGACGGATCACATCGTCAACGCCTTCTAACTGTTGGCGTGTTCCTGACAGTTCTAACAATCGGCATGTTCGCCCTGGCTGGCACTATATCGCCAGACCCGATGATCAAACCAGACCAAACCGTAACCTTGTGGGGGCAACGATGAATAAGCAAGATAAACTGTTGAATGCCTATGAACTGCTGGCAATAGCAGCACAGGCATACTGGGAAGACTATTACGTCAACCACGGCCCCGATGAGAACGTTACTTACAAGCTGCACTGTGAACTTGAGAACTGTCTACATTTAGTCAATAGCATCAAGGCATCGCAGTTTGAATACCACGTCGTTGAGTTCACAGATCCTGATGCATACTGTCCACCTCGGCCGCAGTGGACTCTCCACAGAGTCTATGGTAATGGCGATGTGTTAAAAACAACACAATTTTTTGTCCATAAGGATAATGCTGAACGAGCCTGCAAAGAACTGAACGAGGTGTTCCATGACTGACAAGCCCCTCACACGTGAGATACCTATCTCCGTGCTCCGCAAATGGGTAGACGACCTCGGGGTAATCGTTGACAGCATCGACAAGGCCAAGACGTTGCAGGAATGCCGTAGGGAGATGAACGAAATCTGGGAAGTGGCCTCTGCTATCGACGATGAATATATCGAGGGGTACCGTGTCACAAAGTAAACGCGGACGACCACGGGGCCGGAAACCATGTTACAATCCAAACGTTATATTCCGCATACCTGAAGAGCATAACAACCACCTGAAGAGCATTGCAGAGGCCGAAGGCATAACCAAGTCGGCACTGCTGCGGCAACTGGTAATCGAGTACATTAACTATTACACGGAGAACAACTGATGATCTGGAACCTGCACAACCACGAACGGCCTGCACCGCTGTTCCGTTACGACGACGGAGGCGACAGGTTCTATGCGCGGGTGAATGACGTTGACGTCAAATGGTATCCTTCCGTCACGCGTATCATCAAGGCCACCTCACCAACGCCGCCAGGGCTGATGGCATGGTATGCCAAGCATGGCATGGAAGGCGCCAACCAGCTACGTGACGAAGCCGCTGAACGCGGGACACAGATGCACATATTGTTTGAGCGTTACATGGCAGGGCAAGTCATAGAGATGACAGCATTGTCTGAGTTCCACAGCAAGTCCCTAATGTCATTCGATGCGTTCTTCCGCAAAGACGTCGATGAAGTGTATGCTGTTGAGATGCTTTTATACAGTGACCGGCACGAATACGCTGGCACATGTGACCTCGTATGTCGACTACGCAATGGCAAAATCGCCATAGTTGATTTCAAGAGTGGATCGTCTGTATACGACGACTATGCTGTCCAGCTGGAGATGTACCGGCTCGCATGGAACGAACACGCCGAAGCGCACGGCTGGCCTGCCGTTACTGAGATATACAACTGGCTCCCTAAAGACTGGCGAACCGATCCAACGTGGACGTGGAAACGTCAGACAGGCGAGGTAAGTCTAAACGAGATTGCAGCACGGTGCCTGCTGTTCAAATCAATGAACGGCACACTACGAACGCCAAGAGAAAAGAAAATCTACACGGGAACTTTACCTGGACAAGCGACCATCGAGATTGTGCGCCCTGAAGACATCGCACGGGCTGCCTACGAACGGCTGGCAAAGAACGACGAAACATTGACTGACGACGACTGGCTTCTCTCCGTGGGCCACTCGTAAACCGTGCCGGTGTCTGTTGTGGTTGACGGGCACCGGTGCGTATATTTTTTTTCAGCCACATAAATTCGGAGACCCTTATGGGCAACCACATATTAACAGCGCTGGTACAACGTAAAAGCCAGCTATGGAAAGAGCTCGAAGCAATCGAGGCATTTGAAAACGCGATGGCACAGAACAACACAGACGCGTTCACTGCTGTGCCAGAGGCCAAGCCGAAGCGGGCAGTTCAGCCTGTGCAACGTAAACCAATGCGTTTAGTACAAATGGACAAAATGCACAAGGTTAAAAATATAATTGATAAAACGCTCCATAAGATAATGGAGAAGGTATACCATGAGGCAGGCGGTTACGAATACTTTAATGAGTTAGAAAAACACGCTGCCGGTAGAAGATATATTACTCTGTCAAAAACAAATAATTACTTACGTGCGATGGATTATTCAGACAGCAAAGGTAAGAATGAAGTAAAATTGTGTAGCGTACCACGCAACTACACTTGCGAAATCGCGCGTGAGGCCTTGATTCAAATACATGAAGCAACAAAAATTCTTAACCCACTTTCAAAAACCTTTTAAGGACACCTACCATGGGTTTTCAATCATCATCAGTAGCTACAGGAGCTACATATTTTACCCTCAGCGATGGCAAGTGCCGTATACGCCTTCGTGAGGCCACAGCAGAGTCTGTATCTCGTGTAACCAAAGACGGGAACACTGTGCACGAATTAGTGCACGATGAGTTCACAGGTCTCGTGCGGGCCATCGAGGTTGCCGATACCGACTTCGGTAAGCAGTGGCGGATCACCTTCGTCGATGCGCCTTATACCTACGTTCTCACACTCAAGTACAGTTCTAACTATGGCAAAACACTTATACAGGCGCTCTGCAATCCCGAGTGGGATGCAACGCTGGACACAACAGTCAAGCCCTATAGCTTCAGCCCTAAGGACGACGCCAGCAGAGTCATCACCGGCTGCACTGTCTCACAGCGTGGGAAGAAAATCGAGCGCCTCTACTGTAGTTCCATCAACCCAGTCGATGGCAAGATCATACTGCCGGACTTGGAAAAAGTCAAGGTACGCGGTCAGGAGATATGGGACGACACGAAGCAGATGGAGTTCCTACTCTCTGAGTTCCAAGCTAAGGTGAGCCCAAAGCTACAACGCAACGAACGTGTTGTTGCCGTCAACGAAACGTTACCACCATCTTTAGGAGACGACGATGCAACGCTCCCTTTCTGATGTGTGGAAGCAACTCTGTGAGCATAGCGATCCAAAAATGCTTGCCTACATCCCTATTGTACAGCACATTGCAGCACGCAAGGAAGGTAACTGCATCCAGTTAAGAATACAGGTAATACGCAACAACGTAAGATGTACCCGCACCGTTGCCTGTGGTAACTTCATCGCCTTCGTAAGTGCATTTAACAAGCTGCAGGAAGAACTGGCAACGTTTATAGAATCCAACGGGGCCGTAGTGCCAGCGAAGGATCCAAACTACGATCAGCGACAAATCACGATCATCAAGAAATACCTTGACAAGAAACGTGCTGAGTACGCCGAAACCGAGGCTGCCAAGAGGCTGGCACAGGAGATTCACATTAGCAAGACCATTGGCAAGGTTCGCCCTATGATTGACTACGTGCTGAACAGGTACCGACCTGCCGTCGATCAGTTCGCATACGCTAACGTATATGGACGACCAGTAGAGAAAATTTTTTACTAACCAATAAGCAGGGTATGCCCCTGCGTGTCGGTAGTAAATACCAACACAGCAACGCCTGTGGTGGAGTTTGGAACAAGGGCCGGTTGTGGAAGGCCGGCCCTTAATTTTATTTAACACATACCGTTAAACTATGAACCTCCCCCTCGACATCGCCGTATGCATAGGCGGCCCCTGTGCTCAGAAAGACAAGTGCGCCCGCTGGGTTGTCTACGACAGCTTAGTAAGAGCCAAGCAAGACGGCAAAACAGACTTCGACCCTCGGGTCATCATCACGACCCCACCGTTCACATACGACGATGGGTGTTTCTATTTTATGCCAACAACACGGAGTGAGCATGAAAGTTAATGAGACTTTATACGAGCATTTCAGCAATTTTTTACCACAAATTGCTGAAAATATAAAAATATGGCATAGTATTAATGGGTATTACGATGTTTCAGGTTTACCTGATCATTTTTTAGCTAATAAAAAAGGAGTAATACCAGCGCATAGATTGTTATGCTATGAAATAAGATATAAGGATCATGTGTACAGTCCTTGCCATTGGTGCGGTTATCCACTTTTTTGGAAAGTTAAATACTCGGGTACTAATAAAGTTCAAAGCATGGTCGTGAATGTTGACCATATTGATGGTAACAATGCAAACAACGATCCATTGAATTTAATAGCATCATGCTATTGGTGTAACTCAAACAGATCATGGGCAGATAAAGATTTTTTTGAAAGCTGCATAAACGAGTATAAAACCGTTGCTCCATGGATGAGGCCATCGATGGTGGATCTTGGGAAAATGTATTACAAAAAAACAGCACATGAATTATTGGAGAAAACACCATGAACCGCGATGACTTCCGCAAAGCCCTCGATGCTGAACGTGAGCTAATCATCTCACGTCCTTCGCCTCTGCCCCCCTGGGCACGTCAGGCTGTCGTATACACTACAACGCTGGCCTTCGTGGCTGCAGTGGCTGGAATCGGTGCCGTAGCACTGGGGATAGCTTACGTGGCTATCAAGTTGTTAGCTTTCATAATTCTTTAACATCTACACACGGAGAACAACCACGTGCAAGTGATACGTCTATCGATTAACAAAACTGTTGTCAACAAGGCCGCAACACGTCAGGATTGGGTAGCACTAAGCGCCCAGCTCTCACCTGTCGAGATGGTCAGCGATGACATCATCAACCACCTCGTAGGTCACGGGTGGCCTATCTGCTGTGCTGACCTACACGTCGATCAGAAGACAGGGTTTGCAAAGCGTAACGGGGATGCTTTCAAGTCTGCACAGATCGTGGGTGTCGACGTCGACAATGGCAAGCACAGCTTCGACGACATCGAGGCAGACCCATATTTCCGTAAGTATGCTTCGTTCGCATATACGACAGCCTCGCACACGGCAGAGAACCCACGTTATAGGGTTATGTTCATAACCGAGGAGCCCATACGCAACGCCAAAGACTACAAGGCCATAACTACCGCCCTGGCTGAACGCTTCGGAGGCGATACCAACGCACGGGATGCAGTACGCATCTGGTTTGGTGCTAAGAACGCACAGATCCATGTCTGGGGTAACATCCTGACCATGGATCAGATCGCGGACATGACAGACGGCCATGAGGAAGCACGGGATCTGGAGATCGCTTTCAACGCCTTTGGAGGTACCAAGCCTAACGTCGACCAGATCAGGGCCATGCTACGTGTCATACCTAAGCAGCAGGATCACATCCAGTGGAAGAAAGTAGTGGCAGCAGTAGCACACGCCCTGGGTGACGATAAGATGGCCGCACAGCTCCTCGAGGAGTGGTCACCGATGTCTGGAGGCCTGACGTATGCCGATGTTCTGAAAAATAAGCTAACACGGGTGACCACTGCCACGCTGTACTATTACGCCAAGCTACACGGTTATGAGGTACCCAAGGACATCATCAAACTTGAGACCAAAGACCCCACCGAGATCCTCGACAAGGTTGAAAGCTATCTTTCAAGTGGTTACGAGTTTCGCAAGAATGTCATCACAGGCAAAATCGAGCTCAGGGGTGACAACGACGTAAAATTTGAAGCCTTGACGGACTACTGGGTGCACAGTCAGCTTCGTAAGATGCGGAAGATAGGCATCAAGATCACCAAAGAGCGCATGAACGAAGTGCTCGACAGTGATTTCGTACCTAAGCACGACCCTATCAAATCCTATTTCGAAGGTTTGGACGAGTGGAAAGCAGGCGATCGCAATTTCATCCGTGATTATGTCCAGCTACTGCCACACGATGCCGATATCGACGATGGAAAGCACAACTCAGCCGAAGTACAGCATGCCATATTCGAGATGATCATCGAGAAGTGGCTCATAGGGGCCGTGGCCGGTGCTTTGGATCACAAACCGAACCACATCATGCTAATTCTACAGGGGGGGCAAGGGATAGGCAAGACGACCTATCTACGGCACCTATGCCCTGTTGAACTTCGCCAAGACTATTACCATGAGGGCAGCATCTCGGATGACAAGGACGTCAAACTGATCATTGCCAGGTCGTTCATGGTCGTAGATGACGAACTGGAGTCGATGACCAAAAAACAGCACGAATCTATCAAGGCCATCATTACTTCCGACACTATGCGCCTGCGGTCTCCTTACGATAAGTATGAGACTACGTACGCCAGAAGATGCTCCTTTGCAGGATCTGTTAATAGGCGAACGTTCCTAAACGACGAGACCGGATCGCGCCGGTTCCCTGTCATACCGGTAGGGGGCAACATCGACATTACCTCAATACGGCAGTTTGACATCGACGGTCTGTGGTCGCAAGCTGTGGCCTATTATCGTGAAGGCAAGCGTTACTGGTTTGATGATCGGGAGATAAGCAAGATCAACGACTGGAATAAGCACTTCGAGGTGTTGACACAGTATGATGACCTAGTGTCCAAGTACATAACGCACAAGCCGGAGGGCTCAGGGGCTCACGTGCCTTTCCTGACTACATCCGAGGTGGCATCACAGCTGGCGAACCGTGTCTACGATGAAGAGAAGATATCCCTGCAAATCAACGATAAGTTCATTTACGGGCTTGGAAGGGCATTAGCCAAGGCCAACATACCCCGCATAGCTAAAAAGACCACGACGGGCACGCGAAGGGGCTACAACGTTATTATAGGCACGAAGTCTTCAGCACATTCACAGTTTACTGTCGATGAGGAAGGGGAATTCTAATGCTGTTCACACGTGACGAATTGGTAGAGATGGGGCTTCTGAGTCCAGTTGCCAAACCTAGGTTGCCGGATTGCCAGAAGGTTGTCAGTTCAGACGAACAGGTGGCAACCGACCTATCCCCTTTGTTTATATATACTTACTTCTCTAGGTTGCTAGGTTGTAAGAATATATTAGAAGTAGAAGGAGAAATAAATGAAAAGTATAGAGTGAAAACTATAGTTTCACCCTGCAACCTAGCAACCGAGAGGATGCTGGATTTCCTCGTAAGTCAATGGTACCGTTACAGTTGCGACGATTTGGCGTCGGTTGCTACGTCAGGTGGCACCTTGCAACCTAAAAACATAGATGCTGTCGTCGAGGCAACCCGAGGTACGTATTTGTACGACGTGCTATCTGTTGATTGGGAGTATTTTAAGCGATATAAACAGCCACCAGGCGACGCGTGGGATGGGTTCTTACCAGACGACGGCCCTGATATTCATCAGTTCACCGCTACCGAGGCCAGACTAATCCCGAGCCATGAGGTACTGGAGTCGGCCGTGGTGGAACGTTGTAGAGTCAAGGCTGGCAAGACCATGCTGTCCCTGATGTATGAGCATAACGTCGACGACTACACATGGTTCGAAGGTACCGACGGACTGTGGCACTGTTACAACAACCAAGGGATGCAATGAGAGAGATAGACGATCTGGACTGGGATGCGAGCGAGCACAGGCTGCTGGATGAGCTGAAGGCTGCCAAGCGTGCCAAGGCTGCCAAGAAAGCATCTGGGATTATACCCGAACGGGTAATACAGAAGGCCATAGCAGACCAATTATGCCTTATCGGGTATATGGTGGTGCGGGTGAACAGCAGCACACAACAGCTGGAACACGGGACACGGCTATCATCGTACCGCGTGGTGAACATCAACGCCACATCGGGCCATGCTGACCTGGCTGTCTATCGTGATGGCAAGGCGTGGATGTTAGAAGTCAAAGCCGCACGCGGTCGTAAGTCAGATTCACAGGATAGGTTCTCGGACTGCTGCCTGCGCTATGGCGTACCCTATGGGATCGTCAGATCTGTCGACGATGCCATCGAGTTCGTCAAAAAGAATTAGGGGTTTTTATGTTATACGAGTTGATCTTATCGGACGTATGCACACTTTGCGGTGTGACACTTGAGGAGGCGTTCAGCGCCACACGACGTGCTGACGTCGTACGTGCGCGTTCTATCACGTGGTATATCCTGAGCAAACACTACGGGTGGACGCTAACCTCGATTGCCAAGCACAGCCAAAAGCACCATGCTACGGTCTTGCACGGCATCGCCAGCATCGAGGATGCCTACCTGATGTACAGCGACGTGCGGTCGGTCGTTAACGACATACAACAAATCAACTATGCCAGCCTTATGAGGGGCTTGTGATGTTGTGGATAAGTGACCAACTATTAAGTATAACTTAATAGCTGAATGAACCTAACACCTTCACAAGAGGCCGAACTGAAACGTCGTGCACGCGCCATGATGGGGTGGACTGCCCTGTCACGGTGGTGCTCGGTTCTGTTGAACCGTGACGTGCCGGTAAGCGAGTTGAAGGCTGACTATGCCCTCATGATAGAGAACGAACGCAATGACGTCAGGTTCCAGCTGGCACAGACACAGATCGACAAGGCGCTGTCAGGGGATAATACGATGTTGATCTGGCTGGGCAAACAGCACCTAGCACAGACGGACAAGGCAGCTACGGAGGTATCAGGCAAGACAGACATCAGGATAGTGCTCGCCCCCACACATGAGGAACCCAAACACATCGAGGATGCAGAGATTATCGCCATAGGCCCGAAGGACGCTTCGTTGTGATTACCATCGACGCCCAATTACACGACGGCCAGAAGCTAATCTTCCGTAACCGGAGGCGATTCAACACGGTCGCCTGTGGTCGTAGGTTTGGCAAGACCGTGATGGCGGAAGCCCTGCTTATTGAGTCGGCTATCATGGGCAAACCAGCGGCATACTTTGCACCGACGTACAAGATGCTATCTGATGTTTGGAAGGCACTCAAGACAACCCTGCATCCTATAATCACGGGTGTAAGTGAACAAGAGAAGCGGCTGACTATTGAGACGGGTGGTATCATCGACTGCTGGTCATTAGACGCCTTCGACAGCGTGCGGGGCCGTAAGTATGCCCGTGTGGTGAACGATGAGGTGGCGATGGTTAAGAACTTCATGGACGCATGGAATGAGGCGATCCGGCCGACGTTAACGGATTACAAGGGGGACGGGTATTTCTTCAGCACGCCTAAGGGACGCAATGACTTCCATGCGATGTACGAACGTGCACGGCTGGACGAGACGTATGCAAGCTTCCGTATGCCTACAAGCGTAAATCCCTACATCGCACAGGATGAGATAGACGCTGCACAACGCGAACTCCCTACAGTCGTGTTTAACCAGGAATACCTCGCAGAGTTTGTAGACGTGCAGGGTGCTCTGGTTAAACGTGAGATGATCACGTACGTCAACAGCGACCAGGTGCCTAGAGATCTGAAGATCGGGATGGGTGTTGATTTGGCGATCTCAAAATCCGATACCGCTGACTATACCGCCATCGCCGTAGTTGGCTACGACAAGGACTCGGGGCGTAGGTACGTGCTGGACATGTGGAGGGGCAAGGTGGGGTTTCACGAAGTCGTCCAAGGCGTACAAAGCCTGGCTGCCAAGTGGAACCCATCGCGCATCAACATCGAGGCAGTCCAGTATCAGGTGGCAGTAGTGCAGGAACTTCTCCGCAAGACATCCCTACCTGTCAAGGCTGTCAAACCAGACCGTGACAAGGTAACACGTTTTCACGCTTTGCTGGCAAGGTATGAGCAGCTACTGGTTACACACGTACGGGGGCTGGAGCCTTCATTCGAACAAGAACTACTTTCTTTTCCAGAGGGTAACCATGACGACATGGTGGACGCTCTCGTATATGCTGAGATGGCGGCTGTTAAGTCGCAAGGCGCTGGGGTTGTTTTTCTATAACGGACTAGAACAATGGGACTAATTCAACAAATCAAGGCTTTCATCTCCCCTACTGGTGAGGTCGCACAGAACGACCTACCGATTCCAGTTACGGAGTTGTGGAACAAACATAACTTCACACCTATCGTCAACTGGCGTGGTGCTTACCAGATGTGGAAGGCGAACCCTGTGGCTGTGGCATGCACTCTGACGTATTCGCTGATGATGCCGGAAGCACAGATCGGTGTGATCACTCCGAACGGTTACGACTTCGAAAGCCCTATCGTGGGGATGCTAACACGTAACCAGTGGCGTGTCACGTTTGGCGAGATCATGACGATCCTATGCATCGGTGGCAACGCCTATGGTTACAAGCTACGCAACGCCTCGGGTGCTATCATCGGCATGCGCTGGTATTCAGATAAGAACTTTGCCCCTGTTAACGATGGTTACGGTGACGTAAGCCACTATCTATACTATGACGGACAGGTTGCCTATACAGTTCGCAAGGAAGACGTCGTTCACATTCAGGGCTTCTGGTACGATCCCGAGAAAACACTTGGTGGTGGCAGCCCTGTGGAGTTAGCAGCGCAGTCTATCGAGGGGTATAATGAGGCAACGTCGACGGTGTTTAACATCCACAAGAACGATGCCATGCCGAAGACGTTGCTAGTGTACGATGAGGAACTCAGCAGCGAACAGGCTTCACTTGCACAAAAATCTTTTTCTCGCAAGTACGGAGGCGAACGTCGTGGTAGCGTGGGTATTGTCTGGGGTGTTAGAGACGTCAAGCGCCTTGCCCTCGACTGGAACGAATTGGGACTAAGTGACACATTCGGTCAATACGAGACGCGCATCTGTGGTGCTTACAAGGTGCACCCGATTATTGCAGGGACGCATATGGGGCTGTCTTCAGCCACCTACAGCAATTTTGAACAGGCAAGTAAGGATTTCACGAACATGGTGCGTGTTCCCTTCTGGAACATGATCGCTGACCAGATCAACGCACAGCTAGCTATCCCAGAGTATGGCGTGCAACTTGGTTTTGACCTCTCCACAGTGCAGGCTCTCGCTGGTGAGACCATCGCCATGGAAGCGGTATCTACAGACAATGACAGCAACGTAGACGATGATTCAGACGTCGACGATTCACCGGAGACACTAAGCCTCGGAGGTGGCGTGTCTTCCGACAAATACTTTCAAAAAAACTACAGCGTTACCATAGGCCCCGAAACAAAAGCATGGCTGCACCATCCCGACTCGCAAGTCTACGCCAAAGCCTACGACGACCTGTTGAACAAACAATCCGAGAAGATCGCTAAGGAGTGGGGGCGTGTGTTGGATGATTTGTACGACAGCATCACCGCTGACGTTAAGTCACTCCGCATCGAGACCAAGATAGACGACCAATTCAGCCTCGATGTGTGGGAAAAGAATTTCGTTGACGGCACCGAGGACAGCCGTACCGAGCTCACTGAGATCGTGCTGGCATTAGCACAGGAAGAGGTCGACGCTGAGGGTGAGTTCACACGCGGCCGTGAGGCTGGTATAACAGAGAGCGCCAATAAGATAGCGGACTCCGTAGGAACCATCAGAACCGACATCCAGACTCTACTACGACAGAATGCAGGCGTTGGTGAGGAGGAACTGGCAAGGCTTTTGAAGGAGAAGTTTTCCGACCTGAAGGTATCACGTGCTAATGCCATCGCTCGCACTACAGCCACAGCCACAACAGGCACTGTGCAGAAATCCGTCTGGGATGAGCTGGGCGGTATCAGACGGTCGTGGGTGGCTTTGTCAGGGGCACGTAGTGCACACGCTGCAGCGCATGACCAATTAGAAGATGCCGAGGGCAAGTTCACAGTAGGTGGCGAACGCACCTCGTATCCTGCAGGCGAGGGCTTGTCAGCATCCAACTCCGTCAACTGCCGATGTTTCACACGTGCAAGGCAACTCTAACTTGTGGATAATTAAACAACAGCATAACCCAAATTCGTATGGTATGGGGAACACACCATGAAAATTGAACGTAAGACTTTTGAATTTCAAGCTAAGGCAGAGGGTGACAGTGGCGTAATCGAGGCCATTGTCTCCGTGTTTAATAACGTCGACAGCTACGGCGACCGTGTTAAGTATGGTTTCTTCGACGATTCGCTGAAGACCAAACTGCCAAAGGGCGTCTGGGCTCACGACTGGAAAACACCAGTGGCCAAGACATTAGAAGCACGTGAGCTGATGCCAGGCGACGCCATGCTGCCCGATAGCTTAAAAGACCTCGGTGGCCTGTACATCAGGGGCCAATTCAACATGAATACACAGCGAGGCCGCGAGACCTATTCCGACATCAAGGAAGGTATTATCGACGAGTTCTCGATCGGTTATTCAGTAGTCGAGGAAACATTTGCACAGGACGGAGCACGTGAACTAGTTAAGGGGAAACTCTATGAGTGGTCACCAGTGCTGTTCGGTGCTAACTCACAAACGGCACTTATTAGCGCTAAGGGACTTAACGATGACTTGGAAGACGTTGGAGCTGACGTCGGCCGTATCATCACAAGGCTGAACGAACGCGCAGAGATTAGGCAAAAGGAAGGGCGCACGCTTTCGTCGGCAAACGTGGCACGCCTGACCGAATTGATGGACACACTGACCGCTGCAGTAGGCAATATCAAGATGCTTATTGACGCGGCACAACCAGTATCTGCAAAGGCTGCCATGGAAATGGAAGCATTGCGGGCATTAGTAAACAAGAGGAAACAATCATGAATTTGCAACAGATCAACGACGCCATCAGCGCGAAGTCTAGCGAGCTCGAAACGCTCCTTGCTAAGACAGAGCCAACGATGGACGAAGTAAAGTCTGCACAGACACTGAACGCTGAAATTGACGCGCTCAATGAGCAGGCTAACGAAGTAAAGTCGTTCGAAGCTATCAAGGCCAAGAACGCACAACGCCAGACGGAAGTGAAGACAGCAGTGAACAAGCTGCCAAAGTCAAACGACATCAAGGTCGGCGAATCATCAGCAAAGGCCAACATGCCAGATGCTGAGTACAAAGCTTACGTAACAGGCTTGTTTGTTGGTGGTCTTTCTAACGAGACAGCACGCCAGAAGTACACAGAAGTTACTGGCCTTGATTATAAGACACACACACAAGGTAACGACGCTACAGGCGGTATCTTCGTTCCAACGGAGACATCAAGCCTCATCGTTAACCTGAAGGACACATACGGATCATTCCGCCGCAACACGCGTGTTGAGCCTATGGGCTCCGAGTCGATCCGCATCTTCCGCACAGGCGATGACGTGACGGCATACTGGGGATCAGAGACAGGTACATTGTCATCATCTGACATGTCATTTGATGCAGTGACGTTGAACGCAAAGAAGATGTATGCCCTTGCAGTTCTTTCAGAAGAACTTGTAATGAACAGCACACAGAATCTTGGCCTTCGCTTTGCTGAATCGGTAGCTCGCCAGTTCGCAAAGAAGGAAGACGAAGCTGGTTTCTTGGGTGACGGCACGTCAACATACGGCGGTGTTCTCGGTCTTGCTGGCAAGCTCCGCAAGGTTCTCGAGGATGGTGGCGGAACATGGACAAACGACACACACAAGGGCTACCTCGGATCAGCACAGGTATGTGCTGGCAACACCTTCGCTGAAGTTACAATGGGCAACCTCATCGCTGGTATGCGTAAGGTTCCAACATACGCACTCACGGGTGCCAAGTGGTATTTCAACAAGGTAGCTTTCGGTGAGACAGCCGAGCGCCTCGCATACGCACAGGGCGGTTCAACAGCAGCAGAACTTGCTGGCTCATTCGGTCAGCGCCTCTTCGGTTATCCTGTCGAGTTCGTCGACGTGATGCCATCAGCAGATGCTAACAGCCAGGTGTTTGCTTACTTCGGTAACCTTACACAGGCTGCAACTCTTGGCGATCGCATGGCAACATCGATCAAGCAAGATGCAAGCAAGGGCTTCGACACGGACACAATCTATGTTAAGGCAACGCAGTACCTCGACATCAAGGTACACGAGATGGGCAATTACAATGCTACAGCAGCATCACGTACAACAGGCCCTGTTGTTGGTTTCGTAACTATTAACTCATAAGGTGACAACATGAACGCACTACAAAATGTGAAGGTTGTCAACGTTACGCCACCAGCTGCAATCGTTG